AAGTTAGTTGTTGGATTTGCCATTCTTACCCCTTACGCGACGACTGTCGCATCTTGCCACTCGAGTATTCCCGAGATGGTGTTCCATTGTTCTAATACTGACACATCAGACCACTTCATTGCTTGAAGTGAGAATGAGAGTGGCGAAAGTATCGGCGTCACTGAGACGGCATTGTAAGACGCTTTGAACGTCCAGCCTTCGACGAATCCGACGAATGTACCTGAGACCATATTTAACGGCATATCTGAGATTCGAAGTGGCAGACCCATGAAGATATTGATGAGGGAATCTCTGTCGCCATCATCTAGTTCTGGGCTTGTCAGCTCATATGTAATCTGATTAAACATCGCTTGAGGATAGGCTCGAAGTTTGAGATAGAACGCGGCTTGGGCATCGGCATCGGCGTGATTCTTCAGAGTCGTTGAGATAATTTGAGCGAGTCTGCCGTAGTTAGAAATCGATATTGCATCTTCGAATGGTGTCGTCTCATTGGTAGAGTTCGCGCCGTATTTGATCGTCACCGAGTTGCGAACGTCTCCACCGCGAGTCTGTACGGCCATGCCGTTGGAAAGAGCTTGAGCCGCTGATAGATCGGTGTAACCATTAAGTGCAAGATACTGACTGCGATGTGTTGAATCTGCATAAGAGATTCTGCCCAACGAATCTTCATAAATATATCCCAGACCCGAAGTCGCTAACGCGCTGACGAGTGAATACATATCAATTCGATCGGCAGTTCGAGCCGCGAGATCATAATCGCCCGGAGTGTCTATTTCTCCCAGACCAGTATTCTCAGCGTCAGCCCAATCAATCGTCGGATCATAGGTCGCCCATGTAATTGCTGGCGGCACTTCGCTCCAGTTATTGAGTAAGAGATCGGTAAGGATTTCTAGAATTTGAGTGCCATCGTGAGCAGAAGCCAACGCGCCATCGGTGAGGGCTTTAGGAAGTCGCGACAATGCACCGAGTGCAATGATTGAGACTGTTTGATTGACTGCCACCGTTCCAGAGTTAACAACGGCAATCGTGAAGTCTGTAATTGTGCCACCGAATATCGGCGTGAATGTAGCCGTTGAATCTTGCAATTCAATCGTGACGCCATCGTTGATATTAAGTGCGACGTTAGTCTGCTCAAGATTGATAAGTGAGAGATTGACGTAACCTGCTTGAGCTTGTTCATAGATATTCGTTCGTCCTGAAGTGATAGTCAGATTCGCCAGAGTGAAGTTCGTATAGACGACCGAATTGATTGTTACTCGCCAGACTGGATTCCAGAGCGTCATGATGTAACGAACGCCCCTGCTCCACCCGTTCCCCTGAAGAATGAATTATTCAACACGTTGATGATTTGACGTGCAGTGCCTTCGCTATCGATTGCCCCATTGACTGTCAGATTGATAACTGAACCGCCACCGCCTAGTTGATTATTTGGCACGATGCGACCTGATCCAGATGGGACGAATAATTCTGGGCCGACTTCGCCGACGATGTAAGGACTGTTCGCTGATACCAGTCCACCTTTTGCTAATTTAGGGATCGGCGGTAAATCTTTAGAACCCGGAATTAGATTGTTCACGACGTTATAGGCTTTAATAAGTGCATTGATTGCACTGATTGCGAGATTGATTCCAGAGACGACGGCGTGGATGCCAGCCGCTACGCCATCGATAACTATTGCAACGCCTTGAAATGCTAGTTTGAACGCGCCGCCGATAAAGGGTGCGACAAGTTTTGCAACGGTGAGAAGAGCAGTCAGACCAGCACCGAGGAGCTTAAAGAATCCGACATTCTCTTCGACAAGATTTCCGATGGATGTAAATACTGATTCGATTCCATTCAGGATTGGAGTAAAGACATCTTTGAGAATTGGAATCAGCTTGTCTTTAATGAATGACCACATTGCCGAAAGAGCTGGCACGAATGTTTCGGTAAAGAACGTAGAGATGCCTTCGAATGTAGGCTTGAGATTGTCACCAATTTCACCTGCAAGATTTTGCAATGTAGGGATGACATTATCGACCATGAAGCTGACCATTGGAGTGATTGCATCAAGTACGAATGAACCGACTGTCTCTTTGCCTTCATCGAATGCGACCTTGAGACGATCCATTTTGCCAGCGAATGTCTCAGCTTGAATAGTTGCCTGACCTGCGAAAGTATCCGAAAGAGCTTGAGTCACTTGATCGAAAGTCATTGTCTTGAGTTCGGCTGAGCTGAGTCCTACGCCCAATTTACCGAGTGCGGCAGTGTTGCCTTCATAGGCTTTTCCGATTGCATTGGAGACGGCTTCCAGTGACTTACCAGAGCCAGCCGCAACATCGATTGCGAGTGTCTGCAAATCTTGAGCCGCTTTGAGATCGCCAGTGGCGCGAGTCAGTCTCTCCAGCGATGGACGCAGTTCATCATCGGTGATACCTGTTGCAAGGGATGTTTTAAGAATGAATGCTTCCGTTGATGCAATCTGCGCATCCGTTGCACCCGTAACGTTGCGAAGGGTCGTTGCCAGTTTAGCTTGCGCGGCTTCATCTTCGATTGCCGATTTAACGCCATCAACGAGAAGCTTTCCAGCATAGACGGCGGCGGCCGCACCTGCGGCGGCGAATGCGATCCCTGCGTTCTTGCTGAATGTGCCTAGTTTTGTCGATGAATTCTCGACGTCAGCATTGGCATCGGTGAGTGACTTCCGAAGGTTATCGACATCACCGAGAATCGTGAGCTTGAGAGTACGCGATCCAGCGGCCATTAGTCCCACCTATTCAGAATTTTAGAGAATGCGTCTTCCCATTGAGCGATGATGTGAGGCTGTTCAGCTCGAAGCGTTGGATAGACGAACCATCCTTTTGAGCCGCGTCCCTGTTGGCCTGACCAGATAGGGAATTGGCGAAATTTATTCGAACCGAATTCATTGCCGCCCCAGAGCTGTTGAGTAGTTCCACCGCCTGAGAATTTCTGCGCGGCGTAACCGAATCCAATCTCACCGACCTTTGATGACTTACTCACCTTTGATCCTTGGGCAATACGATCAGCGGCGATGCTATTTCTAGCACTAGCCGCACTGATGATCTTGCCTTGAAGATATGTCGCGAGATTGTTCGATTCATATTTGGCCGCCGCGATCGACTCTTCATCCATCGCCTTGAATGCACCATAGATCGCACGGAGATCAGACTTATCGTATGCGATTGCATCCTCAGCCATTTCGCTTCTCCAGTATCTCCAGTGCAGTCAGTATATCTTCTGCGCTTTGCCATTCGCTCATTCCGATGCCTGTCGCGATCGACAGTTCAACGAGTAAGCGACCTATGCTTCCGCGCTTATGGCTTTTGGGTCGGACTCTCCGACGCTTATGTCAGCGATCGTCTCTGACCAAGCTTCGTAGGGCTTGACAGGCTTTCCACCAGCTTCACGCTTCATCGCGTTGAATGCCAAGAACATGAGATCGGAAATTCCCACTTTATCTTGAGCCTGTTGAATTGTGTTGCCCGTCTTTTGTTCCCATTTTGCCCACTCTGGCGGCTGTGCTGTATAGGTTGCAATTTCGCCATTCGTGTATTCGATTTGGATTGCTAGTTTCATGCTCCCGATCTCCTTACTAGGTTAGTGCTGGGGTTGTCACGCAAGTGAATGAAAGTGAGACAGTTTGTGCATCAGGTGCAGTACCACCTGCCGTTGGAAAGATTGGCTGAACGTTGAATGTAAAGACTGCGCCAGAATGTGCAGTGAATGAAACTGCCAGTGGTGTATTTGGTGCAGATGCCGCCGCGTCCCATAGAGTCTCGCAGAGACCCGCTGGAGCAACGCCCCAGTCAGCTAACATTTCGACATCGAATGTGCCTTGAGTGTCAGTGGTGTAATACGCCTTCCCATCGAGTGTTTGATAAGTGTTGATCGTTGAATCTAGTGTGAGCGTTGCTGAAGTGGCCTGAGCATCGAAATTGTCACCATCAACGGTGAAAGTGATGTCGCGACCAGTGATGATTGTTGTTGCCATTTCGATCCCCTGTTCCTTTAGTCTGTGTAATAAGTTGAGACAGATAATTCCGCAATAAGGAATTTACCTGTTCCGACTTCAAGTGGTGTCGGCTGATTAACGTCGCCGACGACGTAACCCGATGGCATTGCCCCGAGAATACTGATCATTAGTTGTTCGAGATTATCCAACGCCCCTGCATTGTTGTTATATGCAACGACGCTAGCGACCGTGAGATTGATTTTGACTTTCGTCGTTGCTCCATTGATAAGAGTAGATTCAAGATATGGAGAATCTGGAATTAGACAGACCGCTGGAGCGATGAGAGCTTCAGGAATTCCGTTATAGACGGAAGCAACGACTCCACCGAGAGCAGTTGCCAACGGTGTTCGGACTTCTGATTCGATTGTCATTGACACATTGTTTCGACGTCCAGATATGCCCCGAGTAATCCGATGACACGATTCTGAAGACTGCGACCGAGGACGAATGGTGACGGATTGAATGTGTCACTCATTG